ACGAAGGCGCGGCAACTCGAAGCGGCGCGGCCGCACGCCGCAGCCTTCATCGAAAGACTGCTCGATGATTTACTCGCGGATGGATGACTGATGCCGAGATTTGAACCTGACCGCACCGGCACGATCGCGCTGGTTGTGCTGTCGTTGCTGCTCGCCGTGCTCGGCCTCGTGCTGATGTCGCAGGCGACGGCGGGCGTCGGTATCATCGCGTTCGGCTGTCTCGTTGCGATTCTCGCGCGCATCGCGCAGGCGGGACGGCATCACAACGAACTAAAGGAACTCCGCCGGGAGCAGTCGCCGTTCGAGCAGCGTTAGGTTCTACTCGTCCCGATTCCGAAAGAGGTCGATTGTCGCTTCGGCTGCGCGAATGATGGCGCCGACGGCGAAAACGCCGAGCACCACGGCCAGCCGCAGGAACATCATCGCCGAGGCCCGTGCCGCCGCTCTGGGTTGAAGGGCTCCTCCTCGTTCGACACATGGCGCCGCTCGCGCGAGACGAAGTTATCCAGGCGCCGCTCGAGCGCGCGGATCGCCTCTGTATTCGCGGCGAAGGCTGCGGTGTTCTCCTTGATCAGCACGGCGAGCAGCTCGCTCTGGCCCTTCCATTGCTCGGTGTAGAGGCGCACGTCCTTCCGGTAGAAGAAAAACAGGATGCCCGCGATCGCGCCGCCTACGCCGAGCGTCGAGAGATACCGCACAAATTCCGGGTCGATGATGTTCATGCTGTGTCTCCGCTACGGCGAGCCGCCCCATGAGCCGCCTGGTGAGCCTTCTACGTCATAGCCGATATAGTCCTCACAATCGATCGCTTCGATCGCGACGCGGCGCGCACTCGCCCGCACCGTGTGTCGGACGACCTGCGCCAGTCGCTCCTCGCGCTGCGCCGTGACGGCGTCGTAATGCAGATACTTGAAGTAATCGCCGAGGTCGAGATAGCCGAGCGAGTCGCCGCTCGCCGGGTCCGGACCGACGATGCCTTCCATCCGAATAAACCTGAGCGGATGCGCGCGGAGTCGCGACTCGAGCACCGCGAGATGGTTCGATTCGGCGATGCCCGGCGCGAATGGATACTCCCGGATCTCACTCTGAATATCGCGGCCGTAGAGCGCGATCGCCTCACTGTTCACGGCGGTATTCGTCGTGCGCCAGACGCCGGTCGCGTGCTCGTAATCGGTCCGGAACGGGATGCTCGTCGCCTGCATATCCCAGCGGACCGACGTGCCGAAACTCCCGGCGAGAATCTCGTAGTTGTCAGTGTAAAGCCGCGCCGCGGCCTTCGCCGTCTCCGTCGGATGGAGGAGCACGATGCGCATCTGGCCGAAATGGTTGATGCCGAACCGGCAGCCGCACGAGCGATTCCACTTGGCAATCCAGTCGCGTACGCCGGCCCGGTCGCCGGATCGCACGCCGATCGCCGCGGCGCCGGTGTAGCCGAAGTAGGGCGAGAGTCCCGGATAGCGCTCGACGGAGATGGCATCGGCATCGTCGAAGGATGACTCCTCGACGACGTCGACCTCGGCGTCCATCAGCGACCATTGCGGCGTCGAGAGCCATTCGCCGCTCTGGTAGCTGTCCTGCCCCTGATGCGCGACGAAGTTGATGAGGAAGTGCTTGTATTGCAGGAAGCGCTTCCGAATCAGTTCGCCGCTGCCGTCGCCGATGTCCTCGATGCCGTTGACGTCGACCGTGAGCTCGACCTCGCCCAGCGCGACCGAGTCCGCCTCGGGGTCGCCCTCAACGCCGAAGATGAGCGTGTATCGGCGCATGACGCCATACGTGCTCGAGAGGAAGTCGTTGTAGGGCGTGCCGAACGTCGACAGGTGATTCGGGTGCGTCGCGATGAGGAAGTTGGTTCCCTCGCCGTGCGCGACGCCGTCGAGGAAGATGTTCCCGAGTTGCTTGCAGGCGTGACCCGCGACCATCCAGACGTGCCGGCCGCCCATGATGCCGAGATAGGTCGGCACTGGGCGGAACCCCTGCTCCGAGTCGGCGGAGACGAGCGGAATCCGCCGGTGCTCCCCGTAGAGAATCGGCTCCGGCGTTTCCGGGTCGAGCCGCTCTGAGACGGCGTCGAGTTGGTCGAGGAAGCCGTCCTTGATTTGCCGGAACGGCAACTGCAGCCGGTCGCTGAGGATGCCGGCGGAGATGGCATCGCCGACCGTGATTTCCCACTGCAGCGGGTTCAGCGGCTGCGCGTCGATCATCGGCCCGACAAAGATGGTGTAGGGAGTCCCGAGCACGGCGCGGTTCGCCCGCGTCGTCATGCGCGCGGCGATGGGCTGATTCCAGTAGCGGTCCGTCGTGCCGGCGAGTTGCTTCCGGAGCCGCATGTCGTAGTCGGAGAGTTGAAAGCGGAACGTCGAGCCGCTCCAATCGCCGGTGAACCAGTCCGAGAGCGCCCGCTCAGCGTCGCCCGCCTGCAGCAGCCGCCCTTCCTTGTAGCCGCCATACCACTCGGCCGGGCAGTGCATGTCGAGGTCCGACCAGACGTCGGTCTGAATGCCTGAACTCATCGCATCATGCCCATGAGAGCAGCGTCATCGCCGGAGCGACGGAGGCGCCGTTCGAGTCCACGTAGAACCCGATTTCATCAGCCGTCAGAAAATCGGTATTCCCTACGCTGTGCAGTTGGTGAAAGTCGATCCCATCGGTGCTCCAGCGGCAGACGCGGTTGCTGCCGGTGTCCGAGATTTGAAGGATGAGCGGCTGCGGCACGAAGCCCGGCGTTATCGTCGAGTAGGCGAAATTAAATGTGCTGGGGTTGTCCCACTTAAAGACGGTCAGATCCCAACTCGACGCAGATCGAAACAAGCCGCAGGTAACCAGTTTGCCAGCGCCGCCGCCGCTGCTCTGACGGAAGAAGACGCCGCAGTGCGCGAACGAGTCGACCATGCGCGGGATGATGATGGCCGTCCGCGTCCATGGCGTCGACGCTGGCACGGCCTGCGTTCGGCCGCGCACGTTGACGCTACCGGAGCCGGTGATCGTTATGACGCCCTTCGCCGCAGTGATAGTCGACGGAGCGCCGCCACTGATGTCAGAGAAGGCGCTATTGTCGGGCGGCGTCAGCGGGAAGATCGGACCGAAGGCGAGCGGATAACTTGACCCGTTGTCGCGCTGAAACGTGTTCGCATCGGTCGGGAAAAACAGGTTGCCATCAAGACTCGACGCCGGCCGGCTGGCGTAGGCGTCGGCGTAGGTCGCGTTCCCGCTCGCGGCACCTGGCGGCGTTGCCATCGTGCCAGCGGCGCGGACGAAGTCTGTCGTGCTGCCGGTGAATCCACCGAGGCTGAGGATGTCGAGTTCGTCGCTGCCGCCCTCTTCGTGCGAGGCCCCGTGCGCCGACGGCGGAAAGCCACCACTGCCGAGCGTGAGTCGCTTCTTCAGCGCCTGCAACTCAATGCGAATCGCGCCGAGTTGCGCGTTCAGGTTGCCGAAGTTCATATCTGCACCGTGCGCGGAATCTCGACCCAGAGCAGCGGCCCGATGACGCCGCCGAGCACTTCTTCGACGCTCTCGTAGAAGAGGAGCGTGCCGCGCACCGTATCCGTCTCGGTCCCTGGAGAGCGAACACGAAACGCGACACGGATACCAGCCGTCACGCGATGGACGACGGTGAACAGAATGTGCTCCCAGAGCAGCGGCGCCTCGAGGCGGTATGTGCCAATGAGGTCGTGCTCCGGATCGACCCCCATGCCGATCTGCACTTCGAAGATGCGGTTCCCGATTTCGAACGTCGTGCCGCACGCGAGGCCATACACGCCGATCGCCTGCGGCTCGCCGAGCGTGAGGTCCTCCCAGTCGGACCACTCCCACGCGACGCCCGGCAGCGTGGCGTCGACGCCGTCCTCGCCCGCTGGCGCGCTCGTGATGGGAATCTCCGTCAGATGCAGGAACGTCGGGTCCGGGTAATAACTGAGCGTGATGACCGGCTGCATCGCCACGTTCGAGCCACGCGCGCGAGCCGAGATACGTGAGTTATCCGGCAGAACGAGCGGCACCGGGAGCATGATGTCGAAGTGCCCGCCCGTGCCAGGCGCGGTGGAATGGCAGGCGATGCGGAAGTGCCCGATCGAGGTCTCGTCGCCTTCGACGCCGGTCGCCAGGTGAATCTCCACGTCGCCGCCGACGCCGACATAGAGCGCGAGGCCCGCCAGCGCGCCGCGGTGCGGCATCTGCGCGACGACCTCGACGTAGTTGGTGAAGAGCCACGGCGCCGCATCCGGGAGCGACCCGAGGTCGACGCCCTCGCCGCCGAGCGTCTGGAGCGGTTCGGCGGAGACTCTCACGCCGGCCACTCCTGGTAGCCGAGGCTGAAGCGCATCGTCGCGCCGCCGGCGCCAGAGCGCATCCGCGCCGTGATTTCTCCGGCCGCCACGCGGAACGGCACCGGGATATGCGTTCGGTGCCCGACCGTGAAGTAGCTCCCCTGTCTGATCGGCAGCGTCGCGATCGGGTCACCATCGAGCGCGAGTTCGACGTCGATCGCTGACGACCCCGTCGCCTCGGCCGTTGACCAGTCGATGATGATGGCCTCGGTCGCCAGCGTGCCGACAACGACCGAATCGCCATAGGTCCACGGGTCGGCGTGCGCCTCGAGCTCGACGCCCAGGTTCGCCGGCAGGACCTGCGGCGGAGACGTCGACACGTCGCCAGAGCCGTCCAGCGGCGACCGGTAATAGTTCAGCGCGAGATAGACGTCGCCCGGGTTGTTGTTGTCATTCGTGCGCGCCCGGGCCGCGATGCGCGAGCCGACCGGCACGACATCGAGCGGAAACGGCAGTGGCATTCGGCCGCCGTTGATGGCCGGGTCGAGCCCTGAAATCTCGTTGTGAATCTCGCCGATGCGGATCGTCGCGATGACGTGATCGTCCTCGTCGCCCTCGTCCGCGACGGCGAGCTGGACGTCGAACTCCGCATTGCTGTTCCCGAGGCCGCCGGCCTGGCGCCCGACGGTAATGCCAGAAATCGCCCACGCCTCAGACGTGCTCGCGATGACCTCGACCCATGCGGAATAGGTCATCGCCGGCGACGGGAACCCAGGCGGGTCGAGGGTGATCGGTGACGCGCCGACAGGGTAAACAAACTGCGGCGAGGTCGTCCGCTGCATCGCCATGGCTTACGGCCAGGGCAGCCCGCGCGCGACTTCCTTGACGCGGAACGGAAAGATGTGATGGTTCGGCCCCTCGTGCATCCGCGACCAGCGCGTCTCCTCGAAGCGAACCCACCAGCCATCGGAGACGTCGCTCGCGTCCGGGATGAGCGTCCATGGCTTGATGCGCTGATGCGCCGAGCGATGGAGCACGATGAGCTCGGCGGCCTTGTCATCCTTGAGCGCGAACTCGCCCGCGAACGACCGCCGCGGCCCCCAGACCTCGGCGATGTTCGCCGCGCCGCCGTCGCTCTCCTGCAGGATGTCGCCTTGCTCCTCGTCCTCGACGACGCCCCAGCGCACGTCGTTCTCGAGGTCGCGCAGGGATTCGTAGAGCAGAATCTGCAGGACCGAGATCGGCTGCGAGTTCGTCCCGTTGATGGAGAGCCGCCAGAGGTCGGAGGTCTGCGGCTCGAACTCGCCCCATGGTGACTTCGTCCAGCCGTTCGCGAAGGGCGCGAAGATGGGCACCTCGATCGGCGTGCCGCCGTTCGGCTCGAGCGTCACGTCGAGGTTATCGTCGAAGTTTGGATAGATGATGTGATACGCGCCGATGGTCTGCGGGACGTTGAAGAGGATGTCCCAATACCCCGAGGTCGTCGTCAGTTTCGCCGGCCGCCGCCCGATCCGCGTGATGGCGTTCAGCGCTTCGTATTCAGCGTCTTCCGCGCTGGCGGTAATCGAAATCGCGTTCTGCGCGAGTTCATCTTGCGGGAGCGCGTATCGTCCGAATCCGCGAACGAGGTATGTCATCAAACGAGCCCCTGCGCGCGCGAGATGGCTGGCACGAGCCCTCGCTTGTTGTGGAGGACCTCGAACTTCAACTCGTCGACGATGGTCGGCATCCCTCGGCGCACGTCCTGCGTATCCCACGCCTTGACGGTGATCGGTGCGTTGATGACGACCGACGGACCGCCGAGCGTATTCGCTGGCTGCTTCAGCGGCGTAATGACCTCGCCGAACTGGCCACCGTGGAGCACCGCAGGCACGACGGTATTCGGCGGCACGAACCCGCCCATCGCGAAGGACGTGCGCTGGCCCATGCGGCCGCTGAAGACGCTGCCGGTCGGCTGCGTGATCGTGGCGCCGGTTCGAATCTGGTTCGCGACCTGGTTGACCGCGTCGGCGCCGCGCTTCTCGGCCTTGAGGAGCAGGTCGAAGGCCCTGAGCCCTTCCTCGGCGGAGTGCCCGCGCTTCATGTAGAGGTCCCGCACCGCGACCGCCTGGCGCATCCAGCTCTCAGAGTGCCCCTGGCCGACGCCCTCGCGCACCTCCTGCAGCTGCTTCGGCGTGAGCCTCGCGACGAGCGGCGCCGTGAAGGCCTCCCGCGCGGCACGGCCAGCGAGCTCCTGCTTCGAGGGTCCGCCGAAGATTTTCTTCAGGAGCAGCCCGACGCCGATGGCGGCGCCGATGCCGATGGTCCAGGGGTTCGTGAAGAAGGCGCCCATCGCCGCGCCGAGGCCTCCGCCGCCCGCCGCCGCGCCGGCAGGAGTGAAGCCGACGAGGGCCGAGGAGTTGAGGACAGACGTGCCCGCCGCCCCTGCCGCGACCGCTCCACCGCCTCCGGCCGCGCTCATCAGGACGCCAGCGCCAGTCGATGCGCCGCTGCCAAAGAGACCGCCAAGGCCGCCACCGCTACCGAGCGCACCTCCGAAGATCTGCCCGAGCTTGCCGCCTGAAATCGCGCGCAGCATCCCGCCGAGGAATTGGTTCGTGAAGTAGCTCAGGATGTTGTTCAGCGTGTCCGTGACGGCCCGCTTGATGGTGTTCCAGAGGCTCGTGAACCGGTTGCCGAAGTCCTCGTTCGCGCGCTCCTCGGCCTGGCGCCAATCCTGGAACGCCCGGGTCAACTCCTCGGCGGTCGCCTTCCCGGTCCGCTGAATCATCTCAAGGTGCTCTTTGGCGCGGTTCGCGTCCTCGCGCGCGGCGCCCCGATCGCCGCCGCCGAAGATGAGTGAGCCGAGGTCGCTGGTGATGTTCGCGAGCGGCGCGAAGATGGCCTGAATGCGCTGCCGGTGCGCTTCCGCGGCCTGCTCGCGCGCCTGCTGCCGACGCTCCTCGTCCTCGATTTCCCGTTCGCCTATTTCGTTCCGAGATTGGCGGTAGGCGGCGTCTGCTTTTTCTTTCGCCTCGATCGACTTTTGCTGCGCGTCGTGCTCGCGCTGCATCGCGTCGCGCTCCATCTTCCCCTGTAGGTCGAGCCATTCCCGGTCGGACTGTTCCTTCGCCTTCTTCCGGTCCTCGTCCGCCTGCATCTGCGACCGCTCAATGCCGCCGAGGATATCGAGCCAGACACGATTCGAGTCTTCGATCTTCTTGGCGGCCTCGGCGGCCTCCTTCGCGAGGTCCTTCTGCGATTTGGCGAGCTTCTTCGACGCCGCCTCGCCGGCGCGCATCGTCTCGTTATAGAGCTTGAGGACGGCCTCGGCGTGCTCGCTGCTGACGCCGAACTTGACGACCATGTCCTCGAGCTCATCCTGCGACTTCCCGAGTTGCTGTGCGGCGTTCAGTTGCTGCCGCTCCGCCGCGTCGAGTTTCCCGAGCTCCGCGCGCGCGGCCTCGAGCGCCTTGACGTAGTCGACTTCCTTCGCGGCTGCTGCCTCGGTCGCCTTGGCAGAATCCTCAGTCGCGCGCTTCGCCGCGGCTGCAGCGGCCGCGCGCGCCTGGCCGATCTGTGAAATGGCGCCGACCGCGCCGGGCAGGTCGCCGCCACTCGCGACGGCCATCCGGAACAGGTCGCCCCAGCCCATGCGCTTGAGCTCGTCGACGAAGAAGAGTGAGTCGGCGAGCGCGCCGCGGTAGGTCGCCTTCAGGTCCTTCGAGAACTTGTCGAGCCGATCGCCGACGGCGTCGAGCGCCTGGAGCTGCGCGTCGGTCGAGACCTTCGCTGCATCCGCGATGGCCTTGTAATCCGCCGAGACACCGGCCGCGATCGACGCGAACTGCTTCCCGAAGAGTGCGACGCCGAGCTCGTTCCGCTTCGTCGCCGATTCGACCTGGCCGAGCGCCTCGATCACGACGCGCCACATCTCGTCGGGCTTCATCCGCTGGAGCGCGCCGAGCTCGACGCGGAGGTCGCCGCTTTCCTGCCGGAGCTTCGTGACAGCGGCCTCGACGGAATCGCCGCCGCCGGAGATGCGCACGCCGAGGCGGAACGCCGCCGCCGTCATGTCGTCGAGCGAGGAGCCCGTCTGGCCGGCGACGGCCTCCATCCGCTGTAGCGTCTCCGTCGTGAGGCCTGTTTTTGCGGAGAGGTCCACGAGCCGGCCGGCGTCCTCGAAGGCCTCCGCGCCGAACCGCACGAGCGCGCGAATCGCGGCCGACCCCATGCGCTCGGCGAACGCGCCCGCCGCCGCGCCCAGCGCGACGAGTTTGACGGAGAGCTTGCCGGAACTGTCGTCGACCTTGCGGGTCGCCCGCTCCATGTCGAGGAGCGCTTTCGGCGCTTCCTGGCCGAGGGCTTTATATTTGTCGATGGCCTTCGTCAGGGTCGCGTTGACGCGCGACTGCTCGGCCTCGGTCAGTTTCTGAGCGCCGCCGAGTTTCGTGACGGCGGCGGTGATGCTGTTGGCGGTGTAGAGGAGCTTGTCGCCGCCGAAGCCCTTCACCATCCGCTCGGCGAGCGGCGTGAGTTTCTTAACTTCCTGACTGAGCCCGGTAATCGACTCCTGGACGGCTTTGTCCGCAGCAATAGCCTTCTTGGCACCAGCCTCATAGGAGGCGGTGTCCATCATCAGCATCGTTTTCAGAATGCCGACGGTTGCGGTATCAGCCATGCTGCGAGTCTCTCTGCTCCTTCAATCGTTCGAGCGCCTTGAGTGCGGCGTCGCTGATCGGTCTCACCGGCACGCCGGTCGCGTCGGAGAAGATCGCCACGACGTGACGATTGCGCGCCGTCGGTGTCGGTGCGATTCGCGCCGCGACCTGCGCCCAGTCCTGCAACTTGCCAGCGAACGCCGACCCCACGAAGGCCGCCGTCTGCCACGCGAGGAAGGTGCTCCGCTCGTGCTCACGGTGCGCCAGCGCCCTCGCTGCGTCCAGTTCCCGCGCAAACTCGCGCGGGGTCATGCCCCAGAAGGCGTCCTGGCTCAGGCCGATCTGGCGCGCCGCGCTGACGAGCGCCTTCCAGTCCCAGCCTGAGCGATCGGAGGGTGCGCCGCCGACGCTCCGGCCGTCGGTTCGGTGTTCCACTCCCGCAACTGCGCCAAGTGCGCCATCACGACATCGACGCCGCCGGCGCGCTCAATCCATTCGCTCGCGTGCTTGAGCGTGCGAACTTCGTCGCCGTGCTCGTCCTGCAGCAGGCACCAGACCGAGGCTCGCAGGCCATGGAACGTGCCGCGCTCCATGTCCTGAAAGAACTCCTCCGGCGACTTGCCTGTCAGGATTTCGTATTCACAAATGGCGTCGAAGGTCGGCCGGAGGGTGTAGGTCCTCCCGTCGACCTCGACGCCAATCTCGCCCCGTTCCCGATTCGCCATATCGCCTCGCCCTCAGCGCGTTACGGCAGGTCGGAATGCCACGAGCCGTCGAGCGGCGTGAGCTCCACCGTCAGGCCGGGGCCGTCATCGACACCGATCGGACCGATCTGATACGCCGAAACGAACGCCTCGATTTCGACCTCGGTCGCCGGCGACTCGTCGGTGCAGACCAACTTCCAGGTCTTCGTCGCGCGGGTGATGCAGAAGTGCAGCAGGCCGCCCGCCGCGAACGACCCGCTCCCGCCGCCGGTGTTCGACTGCGACTCGTGCTTCGGCCGCCAGTTCAACTGCAGCGTGATGGCTTCCGAGTCGCGCATGCCGGCGAGCTTTTCGCGGTGCGCGTTCGGCGAGCGGAGATGCGTGCGGTCGAAGGCCGCGGTCGTCATCCGCCCGAGGGCGATGTTGGTGACCTCGGCGAGCGCTTCGAAGTTCGGCGGGCTCGTGTCGTCGCCCACCATGAACTGCGTGCCGTAGCCGTGGAACTTGCCCTCGGCTGGATAGAACTGATCGGTAACGTTGGCCATTTGTCGCGCTCCTTGTTGTGACGGTGTGTGACCGATTCAGCGCGGGCTCACCGCCACGCGCGCCTGCTTCATACGTAGGACCAGTGCACCAGGTAATCCTGTCGAATCCGCACGAGCCGCAATTCGCCGCCCTCGAAGTCTGGCGTGCCGTCGTGATCAATCTCGACGTTCATCACGCGGATACCCGGGCTGCCCATCTCGCCAATCCAGCCCGCGAGACCGGAGGCCGACGGCCCGAGGCCATCGCCGCGAATCGCCGACGCGAGGGACTGGACATCCGCATACGCATCTGCGCCCGAACTCGCCGCGGCGTAGGAGTCGACCTGCACCCGCGTCACGTAGCGATTGAGCGGCCCGCGCAAGTGCTGCCCGCGAAAGCCGCCGACCAGTTGCACCCTGACCGCCGGCAGCGTCGGCCGCTGCGGCAGCATGAGCATGTAGACCCGTTCCCCGGCCGCCGTATTGATGTCGACTATGCGCTCGCGCGCGACATCTTCCGGTTCCATCAGAGGCCTCGCCCTGACGTCGACGGCGACCCGCCGCCGGTTCCGAGCGCCTTCCGAATCGCCGCCCAGGCTTCGGCCGCGACGATCGAGATACTCCGCCGGTGCTGGCTGTCGAACGCCGGCCGCATGAACGGCTTCGCCGGATGGAACGCGGTCCCGATTTCCTGAAAGTAGCCGTAAAAGAATTTCGCCGCCGGGCCGATCCAGACCGCGACCAATGAGCCGCCGTGCTCGGCCTCGAGCCTCTGTGATTTTGACGACACGATGAGGATGTTATCGGCCAGGTGTGGCGCGCCCGCCTGCTCGTCCCGTGGCGCCAGCGTCGCCGCCATGTCGCGAATCGGCACCGCGCCGCGCTTCAACGCCTGCAGTTGCACCTTCTGCGATAGCGCCGTCGGCAATACCCGCAGCTGCCTCGCCAGGTCCGCGCCGCCCTGCACCTTGAGCTCCGCTCGCATCAGCCGTTCCGCGCGAGCGTGAGGAGCTCGACGCCCTCCTCGCGTCCGATGATGGCCGCGGCGACGATGTCGTAGCGCCGGCCCTTGTGCATCAGCGCGAACGTCTTCGGGACATCAACGATGTCCGGGTCCCAGGCCGTGCCGTAGGGCAGCACCCAGCGGGTATCGAAGGGCGCCGACACCTGGTTCATCTGAATACGCTCGCGCCCGCCGAGCGGCTCAATCGAGGCCCAGACCTCGATGCTCTCGTCGGCCGGCTGGTCGGTCTCAACCGGGAAGCCAGAGCCGCCGGTGCTCTGCGTGACGGCCACGAGTTGCACGAGACGGTCGCGCCTCCCGGCGGCGACGGCGGAGCGCGGCGTCGGGCTCATGCTGGCACCGCCGCATCGAGTCGGTAATGCTCCCGGACCCATGAAATCCGCGACGTGCGCGCGTCCCACGGGTCATATTGACCGTGGAAGACGACGATCTTCGCGTTCTCCGGCAGCGGCGAGCGCCCCTCGTGAAGATGCACGCGGAAGCTATAGACGCCGTCCGCCTTCGTCCACTTCGCTTCGTTCGGCCCGAGGCGGTAACTGATCCAGCCCTGGTCGGAGCCGAACTGCCCCGAGGCCTTCGCCTTCGCCGGCGACGCGACGGGGTCGAAGTCCTGCCAGACCTGCGGCCGCGCGCCTGCGGTCATCAGCAGCATCGACCCGTTATAGAACGTCGTCGGGTTCGTGTCGCCCCAG